GATATCTATTCTAAAAGAATTAGATATCTTCTTCCTTAAGTTAATGACATTGAGACCATAATAGGGTATGAGTACAACGGTTTTGCTATTCCAGAAGAGGAAGCAATGAAAAAAATTGAATATGAAGTGTGGAACCACGATGAAGATAAACAGGATGCTTTTGATTATCTTTGGGAAGTTGTAACAAGTGATCCGAAGTTAAAAGAAGAATTTAAAGAATGGTTCTTTAATGGGGTGTCGCATGAAATAGAGTGCGATGAGCAAAGAAGAATCAAAGGTTATTTTGAGGTGATATAGATGTTAAAACCATATGATGAATTGGTAAAAGTAAATGTACTTCCGTATTGTGCAGAACGAGAAGGGTTTATGTATTTGAACTGGGCAAAGTGCATGGAACTTTTAAGAGAGAACGGTGCAGAGAAGGTATATTTCGAACTTTGTCAGAATGAAAGAACAGGGAATAGTCTTTTTTGTAGTGATCAGACGTTTCAAGACAAAAATGGAAACATAAATCAATGTTATGAAACAAGAATTAAAGTATGTATTGATGATCAGGTGTATTACATGCAATCGCCAGTCATGAATGGTAAAAATCCAGTAAAGGCAAATTCGATGAATCAATCCAGAGTTTGGGCTAGTGCTTGTAGGTCGTTTGTTAAGTGCGTAGCTATCAATACAGGGCTAGGGTTCAATCTTTGGGTAAAAGAAGAGAACATGGATTATGTTCCAGTTGAAGACGGACCGGCTACAGAATCACAGAAAGCAACGTTAATTGAAATTTGTTCTAAGCACGGAATCAATATAGATTATTGGTGTAAAAGAGAAGGCACAACACTTGATGCATTAACTGGAAGCGAAGCAGGTAGAATGCTATCAGCTTTAAAAATGAAGTATGGAGATGATTAAGTAATCAATGCATGAATTAGCAAAGATAACAGGAATCAGATCAGATATCGAAGGAACAGAGATGAAAGTCTTTGTTCCGGAGAAAAATCTGTTTAATACGATTCTGGATAAGCGAATCCATGATGTGGAGCTTCGGTTGGATGATGGTAGAACAATAACAAATGCGCAGAGGAAAAAGGCATACGCAACGATCAGAGACATCGCAGACTATACTGGTTATCTTCCTGAACAGATGAAAGAGATCATGAAGTATGAATACATCATACGGACAGGAAATAATTATTTCTCTTTAGGGACATGCACAGTTGATACAGCAAGAGAGTTCATCTCAATGTTGTTGGAGTTCTGCTTAGAGCAGGGAATCCCATTATCTGATTTGGCGATCAACCGAGCAGATGATATTGGAAGGTATCTGTATTATTGCATCAAGAATCGTGTATGTGCGATCTGTGGTCGCAAAGGAGAAATCCATCACGTTGACAAGATCGGCATGGGAAATGATCGCAGGGCCGTAGACGACAGCGATTACAGAAAGATATGCCTATGCAGAACGCACCATGTAGAAGATCATACGATTGGAGAGAAAGCTTTCCAGGAAAAGTACAAGGTTTATGGAATCATAGTAAAGGAGCAGGAGAATGGCTTGGAAGAATTACAACAGACCCAATAAGTACAACAATCGCAAAACGACAGTTGATGGGATCAAGTTTGACAGTATCAGAGAAGCAGAAAGATATCAAGAATTAAAGCTGTTAGAAGAAGCAGGAGAGATCTCACATCTGGAACTACAGCCGGTCGTGGTCCTTCAGGATAAATTTATTTATCAGGGCAAGACGATCAGAGCGATCACATACAGAGGGGATTTTGCTTACTTTGATCGTAGAGTAAACAGAGGTGTGATTGAAGATGTGAAAGGCGTGGAAACAGATGTTTTCAAGATCAAGAAAAAGATGTTCAAAAAGAAATATGGAGATCTGTACGATTTACGAATAACGAGGTGATCACATGAAGCAAAAGAGCAGCTTCCTGATCTACCATGAATATCGGGAACCACTAAAATTACTGACAGATGAGCAGAGAGGTCGGTTATTGATGGCATTGATTGATTACTCTGAATCAGGAGTTGTTCCAGAACTTGATGGAATATCCATGATGGCATTTTCGTTTATACAAAGCCAGATGGATCGCGATTCAAAGAAGTATGAAAATCGATGCAGTTCTAATCGGGAAAATGGGAAAAAGGGTGGAAGACCTAAAAAGGAAAATGACTCAGAAGAAAACCCAAAAAACCCAATGGGTTTTGAAGAAACCGAAAAAAAAACTAAAAACCAAAAAAAGCCGATAAAGATAAAGAATAAAGATAAAGAGAAAGATATAAATAAAAATACTATGTGCAAATCTGAAGCAGATGCACTGTTTGAGAGAGTTTGGAAATTATACCCTCAGAAACGTGGGAAGGGGAAAGTCTCAGATGCCAATAAGAGGCGTTTACTTGATATCGGATTCGACGAATTAAGTCGTGCCATTGACCGATACAAGGCGGACTTGGCGTTAGATGACTGGAGAAAACCCCAAAATGGCAGCACGTTTTTTAACTCTGGATACATAGATTACCTGGATTCCAATTACGAAAGACCTGAAAGAATACAGAACGAAAAAGCTCCGGGAAAATTGGAATGTCAAAGGGATTATGATTTTGATTCTTTGGAGCAGCAGCTGTTTGAGAAGCAGTTTGGAGGATAGACGAGATGGAGCAGATGAATTTCTTCGGATGTGAAACCACACTCCGGAGCAGAGTAATAACAAAGCAGACTCAAAGAGAAAGCCACGAGAAGGTAGATAAGCAGGTAATCCGTAACAATATCCTGAATGAATTATCTTACGGAAATATGACTGCAAGAGAGATCGCTGTGGTAATGCACAGGCACGGACTGGTGACAGAACCAACACGGCAGCAGGTACAGCCAAGGTTAACAGAGCTGACTCAGGAAGGACTTGTTGAAGTGATCGGCAAGCGATATGACAGCCGGACAGATCGGCATGTGGCACTGTATCACAAAGTTGAGTAAGTAAATAAAGGCATCCGGTTGATCTCTGTTCGTAGTAACCAACAACCCAAGATTGTTGTTAAAAGTCGTAGTAATAGTCGTGGTAGTTGTGGGTTTCGGGATGATCTTAAGCGACAGGACGTAAAAAGATGATCACATATGCGGACAGAGATCAGCCGGATGGACTGAATTATATACCACAGCAACTATTAACCGCATAAGAAACAGCCAGTATAAGCCATGAGCCTGCTGCCTAAGGCAGTGGGCAGAAAGGAGAATTGATGGCAGATTACAGCAAAGGATTTAAAAGACGTGTTGTGACACTGTGGATCAAGTATAACATGTCATCAAATGAGATCAGTAGATCATCCGGCATCGATCATAAGACACTGATGAAGTGGTATAAGCGTTTCTACCCTGAGATAACAGGGGGGCAAACGAGACAAAGTGCAAGGATTTAAGATGGCACTATATAGGCAATTGTGCCGGATACCATAAGTAAAGGAGTACGATCAGACAGTTTGGTTCTTTACCTGAGGGATTCTTCAAGTAACTATTAACCAAGCAATCAATACCAAACATATTTTTTCAGGTTCTTTTAAATGTAATTTCTCAAATATTAGATTTAGTTTTTTACAATTTTCCAAATCAAAAAACGAAGAATCACAAGACTTTATAAGATCGGGCAAAAGATAACAGATCAGCGATCAGAGATAAAGGCGTTGTATCAGGTAAAGAACCAAGCTGTCTGAGAAAACGATATGAGATATAAAGAAAATTTCAAGAAAGGAATGGTCCGGCTGATCATCTCAACAGGGATAAGCTACAAGAAGCTGTCAGAGCTGACAACGATCAGCCAGCCAACGTTGAAAAAATGGGATGATGAATACCGGCAGGAGTGCCTGGATGAGAAGAAGAGAGAAACCGAGAGACTAAAGAAGCAGGAAGAAGAGAACATGAGATGTACGGCGTGGCACCAGTATGGATCCGGTGCAGGTCGGTTTGAGTAGAAGGAGATAAAAATGACAGAGCAAAAAGAACAAGAGATCGTAGATAGAGTTGAAAAGAGAGTTTTAGAAAAACTCGAAAAGAGTGTATGTAAAGAAGATACACAGAAAGTATTACAAGAACCAAGAAATAAATGGTTTAAAGATGCAAATGGATCCGGAACAGATTCGTTAATGGCAAATGCATTGGGAAATTCGTTCGTAGCATGGAGTGCATGGGAGCAGATTCGGCGATTAACATGTGTTGCTTGCGGAAAGAAATATGTAAGGCAGCTTACAGAAGATGATCATGCAGAAGAGGCGTGTGAGGAGATTTGCCAGACAATTTATGATATTGCAATGATGAGAAAGAAGGATGGTCAAAATGGGGAAGCTTGATAAAGAACAAGAAGCCAGAATGGCAGGAATGAGATATGCCTTGGGTATCGCAAAGGAAAAAGGTGTTGATGGATTGCAAAAAGAATTGCAGATGCGTGGAGCACTGGGAATTGGCTTATTGATCGATAATGACAAATTAAAAAGGGCATACGAGATTTTAGCAGAGACTATATATCAGAATACCATGACAGTTGTACTTGCAACATTAGCACATGATACAGGTTTCGGAGAAAAAAGATTGCGAAGATTCAAAGAAGCGTATGACAAAAACACCTTATGGAATTTTGAATTAGATGGTTATGCAGAACACTATGTGACATATGTGGATATGGCTATGGAGTTGAAAACAAAATACAACATTGACATGAATGTAGAAATGCTTGCATCGAATCAAGATATTACTTTTGATAAAGATCGTAGAGTATTGTCGAATGTGATCAGGTTATTGGAACATGAAGATCAGCACGAAGCAGCAGATGTATTAAGAGAACATTTACATGAGGCGGTGGCAGTATGGTAAACAAGAAAGAATTTAAAGGCTACATCTGTGAGATTGCAGGCAAGCCAATTAAGGATATGAAGTTATGTCCAGACAAGCAGCAGAAGCTAAGGGTTCGTATCAAGTGTGATAAAGGGTGTGTCTGGTGTGAGAAGGAGAAAAGTCATGAGTGACGACTGGAAAGAGCAAAAGAAAAGACAAAAAGCTATCTTCACAGCGCAACAGAATCTGCCCTATGAGGTAAAAGTCAAAAGGGCAGAGTTAAGAGCAAGAGAGTTTATACAAGAACTTGATCGCAGAGGAATGAATGCACATGTAAGTGTAGGTGGTTTGGACAGTATCGTGCTTTTGGCGTTTTTGAGAAGCAGAGGAATCGATGTACCTGCAGTGTCAGTATCATCTCTGGAAGATAAAAGCATTATCAAAGTACATAAGCAGCTTGGAGTGATTTCGCTTCGACCAGGAAAACCAAAGACAGAAATCTTACAAGAGTTTGGTTTTCCGGTGATCAGCAAGAAGATTGCAGGACGAATTGACACGTTACAGAATCCAACAGATCGTAATAAGACAGTCAGACATGCGATCATAACTGGAGAATGTGGAGCACAAGGACATTTTGCAAAGAACAGCCGAATGAAACTGCCAAGGAAATGGCTGCAGTTGTTCGCAGGATACGAAAACGAGAATGAGGGTGTGAATTATCAGATTGCACCATTCAAGGTAAGTAATAAGTGCTGCCTATACATGAAAGAAAAACCATGTGAGGTTTATGCAAAAGAAAACAATAGTGCACCATTCTTGGGACTTATGGCAAGTGAAGGTGGACAGAGAGAAGAAGCATTAGTAGAGCATGGATGTAATTACTTTGGGAAATCTGTAATCCGATCAGCACCATTTGCACCATTTTTACGACAGGACCTGTTACAGCTTGCATTAGATCTTGATGTGCCAGTGCCAGAAATCTATGGAGAAATCGCAAGGAAAGCAGATGGAACGCTGTATACGACAAAAGCACAAAGAACAGGATGCTCGATGTGTGGATTCGGAGTGCATCTCGAGAAAAGACCACATCGATTTGATATGTTGAGAGATCGTAATGAAAAAGAATGGGAGTTCTGGATGTATCGATGTTGTGTAGATCAAGAAACGGGAGAAAGATTCGGATGGGGACGCGTCTTAGATTACATCGGAGTGAGATGGGAAGATAAGTGGGAACCAGAGCCGGAGCAGTTGGAATTTCATTTTTGTTAAAGAAAGTTAAGGAACAACTAATATACCAATTAATACATCAACTAATGGAACAATACAACAGTTGATGTATCAACCAAGAGATTAAGGAGAAGAGAATATGAATGAACAGATCATAATGCATTTAGACAATTTGGCTGAAGAAGAAAGAGAACAGTTTACAAAACTGTTAGAAAAAGCAAACAAGGAAAATCGTGTGTGGAAACCTAAAAAAATAGACCAATATTATTACATAAACGATTTTACCGATGTATGTACAGATACTTGGCAAGAAGCCGGTGCTGATTATAAAAGATTTAAAATTGGGAATGTATATAAAACGAGAGAGGAAGTGTGCTTTGCATTAGAAAGAGCAAAGGTAAAAGCAGAACTGAAAAGATACGCATTAGAGCACAATGATCCCGAAAAGGAAGCATGGAATAATGACAACGGTCATTATATGATTGCGTTTAATCATAGAGTAAATGATCTTTTTATAACACGGGGATATTACATAGAAGAAGAATCAGCTACATGTTTTACATCAGCTCCTATTGCTCGTGACGCAATTGAAGCGGTGGGAGAAGAAAGAATCTTAAAATACATTTTCGGTGTAGAGGTAGAAGAATAATGGGCAAAGTCAGACAACGATTAGGAAAAGCCTATATCCACACAAAAGAAGAATCCATCCAGAGTATTATCATCGATGCTCTGGTAGATCACGGATATGACGTGGATGTTGAGGTTACAGATAACGGAACAGGAAACGAAGTAGTATCATGTGAGATTTACGATGTGGGGGGGGGCAGTAAGAAATGATAACAACAAAAGATGCTGTAAAAGTATTAAGTTTAACACTAACAATCGCATGTTATGGAATTTATTTTTATTCCGACCGAAAAAAAGATTGCTATCAAGCTATTAAATTTTTGATACTGGGATCAATCATGCAGAATGTAACATTCCACTTGGAATAAAGGAGCGTTAAGAATATGGGAAAGACAATAGAGAAAATAGAAAGAGCGGCGAAAATGCTAAATGGACGACACATGCCGAAAGCATATGAAGTATACAAACACTTTAAAGGAAGTTTGTACGTTGTTATTACAGTGGCTCGTCATACAGAAACAAATGAATTATTTGTAATATATTCAGATATAAGAGAGATGCAGAGAATGTATGCTAGGCCATTAGAGATGTTCATGAGCGAAGTGGATCATGAAAAATATCCAGATGCAAAACAAAAATACAGATTTGAAAATATGATGGAGGGATAATTTATGATCATTGGATTTTTGAGCGGATTATTTATCGGATCAGTTGCAGGAGTGGCAGTAATGTCACTCTGTAGTGCAGCGAAAGAGAGGGATGAGTTATGACAATAACAGAGAATCTTACAGGTGTCGTGAAAGAGGATCATGAGAGAGTGAAGACAGTAACGGACATTCTGGAAGAAGTTAGAACTGAGATGTGTGATGGTTATTGCGTATATCCAAGAATAACGCCGAATGATTATGAAAAATATAAAAGGATATGCGATGAAGAATGTCCACTGAACAAATTATAAGGAGTGATACATAAATGGGATATCAAGATTGTCCATGTTTCAAGTGTGATCATGGTGGAGAAAGAGAAAAACGAGTTGAATGCCGAAGAAAGTGTACTGAATTTACTGCATGGAAGTTAAGCATGCAGGCGATCAGACAGAAAAAGAAAGAAGATAAAGACAAATACTATTCGACGACCAAAGGAAAGCTTTACAAAAGAAACCTGATGAAGCAAAAAGGTGGAAGAAAGATATGGTAGATCCATGCAAGGCCTGTGCAGAGATAATCTGCATGGGCATTTGTGCCGATCGGGCGCAATACAAGCAAGAGTATCAGGAGATGGCGGATCGGATAAGGCAGCAGATAATAAATCGTAACAGGAGGGGAGAACGTGGACAAGAACGTACTGATCCAATATTGTGACATGAAAGAAGAAATTAAAGATTTAAGGAGAAGAATCACAGAGACTGAAAAGCAGATCTTCAGAATTGCAGAAGAAGGAACGGTAAAAGACACAGTAAGCGGTGGCATGGGTGGAATACAGCATTTTGTGGTGGAAGGTATGCCAGTACCAGAACTTAGCAGAAAGAGGCTGCTGCTTAATAAACGAAAAGCTATGTTGATTGAAAAAGAGAATGAACTTCTGGAACTCATGAATCAAGCGGAAGAATATATAAATAGCATTGAGAAGAGCGAACTAAGAATGATGTTTAGATTTTATTACATTGATGGCATGACGTGGCTGCAGGTAGCACATAAGATGAATCAGTTACACCCTAAAAGGCGAGTAGCTTATACAGAAGACAGCTGCAGAATGAGAAATACAAGATTTTTTCAAGAAAATTAGAAAATGTTCGGTCACGTTCGCAAAAAATAGGCTAATATATAGGCTAGAGCGATTAGATGAAGCGATACTTCATAAATGTTCCTTTTTCTTGCTAATAAAAATACGTACAAAATACGCATAAAATTATTGACTTATACGCATTTTGTACGTATAATGAACATATAAATTAAAAAAAGGAGAGTTTTTCATGAAGAGAAGAGATTTGATTAAACTCCTTGAAAAAAATGGATGGTATTTAAAACGGAATGGTGGGAACCATGATCTATATACAGATGGTAACAGAATTGAGCCAATTCCAAGACATCCAGAGATTAAGGAGCGATTAGCTAAATCTATTATCAAGAAACTGGGGCTTTAAGCCCCAGACTTGGTGGATTCATGAAAAACAAAAATGAAAAAAGGATCAAACGGCAAGATTTTAGGAGGAACGGAAACATGGCAAAGAAAGTAGCGTATCCGGTTATTTTAAAACCGGATCAAGAAGGGTATTATGTAGAAATCCCTGATTTTGATATCGCTACAGAAGGCGATACAATAGCAGAGGCTATGGAAATGGCCAGAGATGCTATTGGATTGATGGGGATTGATATGGAAGATGAGAAAAAAAGTCTTCCAGAACCAAATTCAAAAGCTCAAAATGTAGAAGCAGGAGACACAGTAACACTTGTAGATGTAGACTTTACAGAGTACAGAAAGAGAGTGGATAATAAAGCAGTTAAGAAAAACTGTACAATTCCATATTGGATGAGTGTAGAAGCCGATAAAGCGGGAATTAATTATTCACGAGTATTACAAGATGCAATTTCTAATATATTAGGAGTTGCGCGTACAACAAAAGGTTAATCAAATCTCAAAATATATTGAATTAAGCACCTTCGGGTGCTTTTTTCGTGCATAAATTTAAGGACCTCTAGCTCAGCAGGTCAGAGCAGTCGGCTCATAACCGATCGGTCCAGGGTTCGAGTCCCTGGTGGTCCATTTGAAATATAGGAGGGAAAACATATGATCAGATTACAAGCAGAAGATTACTGCCAGAACTGTGAAGAGCTCAAACCAGAAACACAGGTTATGAGCAGAGGATATGTAGGGACTGGTTGTAAAGTGGATACAACAATTCGATGCAGTGATGCTCAGAAATGTGAAAGACTATGCGAGTACCTGAAGAAGGAGGGCGGTAATGTGTGAATGAAGAAAAAAACTACATATTGGCAGAATCCGATTACGTGGCCGGAATGAAGTATAAAGACATTGCTGCCAAGTATGGAGTCTCGATGAATACTGTGAAATCGTGGAAGAAACGATACGCATGGTCGAGGAACAAAAAGACAGGATGCATCCAAAAGGGGTGCACACAAAATAAAAAGGGTGCACACAAAAAAGAAGCCGTTGCAGAGGATGTAAGTCAAGTTGTAATTAACGATGAACTTACCGATCAGCAGCAGCTTTTTTGTTTGTATCAATCCAGGATGTTTAATTATACGAAAGCTTACATGAAAGCTTATCCAGGATGTACTTATGCATCTGCTGCCGTATTGGGGAGCAGGCTCATGAAGAATCCAGCAATAAGAAAAGAGATTGAACAGCTAAAGCAGAATCACATGAACAGAGAGATGCTAAAACAAGAAGATATCTTTCAAAAGTACATGGATATTGCGTTTGCAGATGTGACAGATTATGTATCGTTTGGGCGAGAAAATATTCAAGTTATAGGTGCTTTTGGTCCAGTAATGGTAGAAAACAAAGAAACTGGAGAAAAAGAAGTCCTCGAAAAAGAAGTCAATACTGTGAAATTTAAACAATCTGAAGATGTTGATGGAACGTTGATCACGGAAGTGAAGCAAGGAAAAGACGGAGCGAGTATTAAGCTGGTTGATAAGATGAAAGCTTTACAATGGCTTGCAGATCATATGGATATTGCTACAGTTGAACAGAAAGCTAAGATTGAGCAGATCAGAGCTAAGACAGAACAAATCAGACACAGTGAAACTGATACAGGAGAAGATGCAGTTCAATCTTGGATGGATGCTGTAAAAAAAGCGAGGGAATCAGATGGATGATAGAGTATTACATGATTTCCTTGTAGAGAGTATTCCTTTATGGCAGCAGAATCCAGTTCAATTTTTTGAAGAAGTTCTTTCTTTTTATCCAGATGAATGGCAAAAAGAAGCAGCATTTGCTTTAAGAGATAATCCAAAAGTAACGATAAAATCCGGACAGGGTGTTGGAAAAACAGGATTTGAAGCTGCAACATTGTTATGGTTTTTAAGCTGTTTTGAGAATGCAAGAGTTGTTGCAACAGCCCCAACACTGCACCAGTTGAACGATGTTCTATGGGCAGAGGTTTCAAAGTGGCAAAGTAAATCTCCGTTATTGAAGGAGATACTACAGTGGACCAAAACAAAAATATCTATGATTGGTAGCAAAGAACGTTGGTATGCAGTAGCAAGAACAGCAACCACTCCAGAAAATATGCAAGGATTCCATGAAGATAATATGCTATTCATCGTTGATGAAGCTTCTGGTGTTGCAGATCCGATCATGGAAGCAATCTTAGGTACTCTGACAGGAGCCAATAATAAATTGCTGCTTTGTGGAAACCCGACAAAAGCAAGCGGTACATTTTACGACAGCCATACATCGGATCGTAAATTATATTATTGCATTACTGTAAACTCCGCAGAATCTAAAAGAACTAATAAAGACAACATTGATTCTCTGATCAGAAAATATGGAGAAGAAAGTAATGTTGTCAGAGTCAGAGTAAAAGGATTGTTTCCCAAACAGGATGATGATGTTTATATGCCCTTGGAAATGTTGGAAGCATCGATCATCTTGGAAGAGATACCACCAGCTGATATTTGCACTTTAGGAGTCGATGTGGCCCGCTTTGGTGACGATGACACAGTGATCGCAAGAAATATGAATAACAAGATCACACTAGAAAAGATTAGGCATGGTCAAGATCTAATGAAAACTGTAGGAGATGTTGTTGTAGAGTGTAGGAATATCAAGGAAAAGTTTAAATATAAAAAAACAATATATGTGATCATAGATGATACTGGTCTTGGTGGAGGGGTAACAGATCGTTTGAATGAATTAAAATCGGAAGGAAAGCTATCTGGTGTGGTTATCGTTCCGGTTAATTTTTCTGCTGCCGTTCCAGACAAGAAAGCAGCAGAAAAATATCATGATATCACATCTTATGCATGGTCCATATTAAGAGATATGTTAGAAGAAAAAGAAGCAGTATTACCAAATGATACAGAGCTTATCGCACAATTAAGTGCGAGAAAATATGATCTTAGTTCATCAGGGAAGATACGGCTAGAATCGAAAAAAGCAATGAAAGAACGCATCGGAGAGTCTCCGGACCGGGCGGATGCTGTTGTTTTATCTTGCTACAGAAACAAAATTAAACCAATCAGTGTTCCAGGAAGTGATGTTGGAACAAAAGATAGTTACTGGAGGTGAAATAGCATTGTATGATGAAATAGGTCGCATCGGTCAAAATCGGTGGGGCGGTAGCTTTTACGAAGAATTTCTCCCAGAGTTGAGAGGACAACGAGGAGTAAAGGTATATACGGAAATGGAGTCTAACGATGATGTAATCGGAGCGATCATATTTGCGTTGGATACATTGCTTAGACAGGCACAGTTTTCCGTAGAGCCACAGGGAGACGATCAAAAGGATATAGAGGCAGCGGAGTTCGTTGAGTCTTGCATGGATGATATGCAGAGCACATGGACTGACACAGTATCGGAAATATTATCATTCCTTACATATGGTTGGTCATATCATGAGATCGTATATAAGAGGAGATCAGGGCGAACAGGAAACCCTAAGACGAACAGCAAATATGACGATGGTTTGATTGGATGGAGAAAGCTTCCTATCCGATCACAGGATTCGTTGTATCAATGGGAGTATGACGATGAAGACAACCTAATTGGCATGACGCAGATGCCGCCGCCAAATTTTGGACTTTATACGATTCCGCTGGAAAAGGCAATCCATTTCAGAACCCGATCCAGAAAAGGAAATCCAGAAGGAAGGAGTATCCTGAGAAATGCTTATCGTTCCTGGTACTTTAAAAAAGGGATTCAGGAATTTGAAGGGATCGGGATTGAAAGAGATCTCGCTGGTATACCGATGGTCACGCCACCAGAAGGTGTTGACTTGTATAATCCAGATGATCCCGAAGGCTCAAGAATGTTAACCTGGGCTTATAGTTTGGTAAAGAATGTCCGACAAGACAAAAGTGCTGGAATCGTGTTACCACCGGGATTTAAGTTCGAGCTTGTTTCCACAGGTGGAAGCAGACAAATTGATACGAACGAGATCATAACTCGTTATGATAGCCGCATAGCAATGACAACGCTTGCGGATTTTATTCTGTTGGGGCATGAACACACTGGATCATTTGCACTGTCCGATGATAAGACAGAGTTATTTGCTGTAGCGATTGGATCATACCTTGACATTATCTGTGAAGCGTTTAATAACCAAGCGATCCCAAGATTGATTGATCTAAACGGAGAACATTTCAAGGGGATCACAGACTACCCGAAGATGGTTCACGGAGATATTGAAAAGATCGACATGAACAAATTAGCACAGTACATCCAGACGATGGTTGGCACTGGTGTATTGATCCCAGACGACGAATTGGAAACATATGTTCGAGAAGCCGCCAATTTGCCGCCAAAGGTAGCTGACGATGAAAGATTCATTGATCCTGATAGAGAAGATCAGCAGACAAATGATCTTGGATCACAGGGAAATAATGTACACCCAGAGGACAATCAGGACGTTGCCGAAGATGATGGAAAGGTACAGGAAGCCAAGAAACGATTAGGAAGGAGCTGATTATATGTTCCTATTCCGAAAGGTTAAGAAGCGTGGATCGATGAAGCCAAATGATGTGAAAGAAGCATTAGAGAGGTTTCTTAATAGCAGCAGTCCAGAATTAACACGCTTGCTGGTCAGGTATTGGAAGGATCAGCAGACGGTTTTTACATTTAAAGAGATCAGAGAAGCTATTCAGGCTGGTGTGATCTCCAAGAAATCTGTAGAAGAATGGCAACAGGATTATTCAAAACTGGTTCATGATAAGATTGCACCAGAGATGGTTAAAGCAATGAAAGCTGGTGCTAAAAATCAAAACCAGCACAAAGGAATAGACATTGGATATAAATTTGATGCAGATCATTGGGCGGTATCTGATTGGTTGGAAAATCACACAGCTGAGCTTGTAACGAATTGTACAAGAGTACAGAAAGATGCAATTCAGTCAATGATCGATATCGGAATAAGAAAACATATGGGAACAGATGAGCTTGCAAGGTTTATCCGTCCCTGTATTGGTTTAACAAAGCCACAGACTCAGGCAGCTATGAAGTATTATGAGACGATCAAGGCAGAGTTGGAGAAGAAACACCCAAGAACAAAGCCAGAAAAGATTGAACAGATGGCAAGAGACAAGCAGATGAAGTATGCAGAACGTCAGCTCAGAGAAAGAGCAAAGACGATCGCACAGACCGAAAGAGCATTTGCCTATGAGTATGGCAGATACCAGCATACAAAGAATCTTGTCGATCAGGGTATATTACCACCACAGGACAAAAAATGGTCCGCAACGGACAGTGAGAATACATGCAGCACATGTAGAGAACTGAACGGAAAAGTTGTTGGAATGGACGAAGAATTTGCCCCAGGTAAGCTACTTCCTCCGCTTCATCCGAGGTGTAAATGCTGTGTTATGTATGTCAATTCAAAATCTATGACCGCAGCGTATGAAACAGAAGAAGATGAACTGCGAGAGTACAGCACAGAGGAAATAGAGACTCATGCTAATAAAATGTCAGAGATTGCAGACAAACATCTTGATCTTGAAAGCTCATGGAGTGGAAAGGTCGTAGTTGATGATGATTCTGGTGTTTATGGTATCCAGTGGAACGGAGATATTATAACCAGACATGAAACAGCCCCACATATTTTGTTACATGAACAGTTACACGCTAGATCAGTTACAAAATATGATCGTAAAATGTATAAACAGTATGAGAACATGGAAGAGGGTTCGGTACAGTTTGCAGCACAGGAGATTAGCAAGAAAGAGAATATACAAATTCTTGAATCACAGTACGATCATATGACAGAAGCTTTAAGAAATATAAATAAAGTTGCTGGGTTATTTAAAAATGATTATGATTTTGCAATGAAGCTTATTTTTGTTCCGTTACCAGATAGGTATGACTGGCTGAATAATATGATCTATGATAAAATGATGTTATCAGGAAATATTGAAGATTATCAGAAGGTATCGCACTGGATGGAGGCTTTAGAAAATGGAAAAACATCTTGAATTAAAAGAAAGATTCGATCAGCTAATGAAACAAGATATGGATGTATCAGAACACGAACAAGAATGGTTTGAATTACTGGACGACATGCATGAATGGTTAAAGGATAAGACAATTCCGAGAAATATTCGTAGGCAGTTTGAACCTTTAGGGATGTTAGAAGTAACTATGAAAATCTGTGACGGAATCCATTATGCAAATGGAACTGGACGATATGCAAAGAAAGAAGAATGATGAAGTACAAAGCAATAGAGCAGACAGTTCAGGCAGTGCAGATCACACCTGATATTGATATGATCGCCCCTGACTGGTTCACAAAGAAAATGAATACCGAAGAAATTATGATAGATCGTGTACAGAAAGACGGAGCAACAGCCGTTATAGGATGCACGGTCTATTTTAATGCACGAAGATATAAAGGCAGCAGACTTGTTGCAAGAATAGGAGACTATGTTGTAAAAGATTCAGTCGGTCGATTAAATGTAGTTCGTAAGAATGACTTTGATCGGCTGTATAAGAAGGAGGAAGCATGAGATATTTTAACGATTATATACGATCCCCAGCACAGACACAGGACAGTATACGAAAGTCCTTGAATCAAGTAGATATTACTAAGAAGGATGAAGAAAAGCAGTACGTCTTTGGATGGGCTAAGATTGCAGTCGATGAGAACGGAAAACAGTTGGTTGACCGCCAGAACGATTTAATTGATCCGGAAGAACTAGAACAGACAGCATATACCTATGTAGAGTTCTATCGTGAAGCCGGAGAGATGCACGAGCGAGGCGGTGCAGGCGTTCTGATCGAGAGTATTATATTCACTAAGGAAAAGATGAAAACTCTCGGTATAGAGGAAGGTACGTTGCCTGAAGGCTGGTGGGTTGGTTTCCACATCACAGACAATGAGGTCTGGGCAAAGATTAAGGACGGAACTTATACAATGTTCTCAATTGAGGGCAAAGCGAAACGTATTGAAGTTGAGGAGGACGAATAATGGAATTTAGAGATGCATTCAAAATTATGAAATCCGGAGGAAAAGTGAAGCTACCATCTTGGGGTGGATATTGGTTCTGGGATAATGACAAAACAACAATTATCATGCATACGAAAGATGGCGAGGACATTGATATTCGAGAAACAAAATGTCCTGAATATACATTCGGAAATATTACATCTGATGAATGGATGATCGCAGATGAAGAAAATTGCCCAGAGTTAGGTGGTGCAGCATATTTTGATTTTTCCAACGCTATTAAGTATTTAAAGAGAGGACTTAAGGTTGCACGAAAAGGATGGAATGGAAAGAAACAGTATATTCAGCTTGCAACATGTATTTCGTACACAGCAGCAGACGGAACAATTGTTAATTGTGATCACAATGACATTGGAAATAAAGCAATTGCGTTTATCGGCACGTCTGGTGTACAGATGGGATGGTTAGCGAGCCAAGCTGATATGTTAGCGGATGACTGGATGTTTGCAGATTAGGAGATGATCTCATTCTTAAGATTAAGAAATCACACCGACAGGATGAATGGATCGTGTACAACCCTGATTGCTTTGAATTGCATCATACGCACTGTAGGAATAAAAGAGTTGCGATCGCAATCAAGAAGAACGTGGAACGTAGAAGAGTTCCAACATCCAGAAATCTAAGAACCTTGGAAAGTCACATAAGACTGACAGGGAACAAGAACTATAAAAGAAAGATTCAGAAGATCATTGAAGAAGTAAAATCTGAAAGGAAAAACTGAAATTTAGTCTTAAATTAGTTAAAAATTAAGCTAAATCTAAAATTTAGTTCAAAAAATAGCTAAATAGTTCAATTAATAGACCAACTAAGGACCATTTTGCAAAAAATGCAAATTGGTCTATTTTTTGTGTTTGAAACTGCACTTTGCGTTTTTGAAACTGCACTTTGCGTTTTTGAAACTGCACTTTGCGTTTTTGAAACTGCACTTTGCGTTTTTGAAACTCGAATAATCGTGTTGAAACTCGAAAAAGTGTCGTTAGAAAGGAGGAAACATGAAAACAAAAGGAAAGACAAAGCTGGAAGATCTGGAAGTAAAAAAGATCGATGCAGTAGACATCGGAGCAGATCAGAAAGCAAATATCCTGATTAAAAAGAGAGGAGGTGCAGAAGAACCGAAGGGAAACTTTTTCAAGCGATTCTTTAATGCGTTTTGTGACAGCTTAGGAGTAAATTCAGAAGATGTCAGAAAGTCCATGGAAGATGAAGCAACATCATTTGATGATGTAATGAATGAAAAGAAGATCTACGACGTGAGGGATCAGATCTGGAATGCCTGCAACTCTCTGGAGCAGTCGATTGTATCAATTCTACTCGATAAAGAGTGTGAGGATAAACAGGCAGCAATCGCACAGAGCATTGATCAGTTTAAGGCATTTTCGGATGATGCATCCAAGTCTTGGATCAAATTAGAACGTGCAGCAACAGACAAAGAAGATACTGTTGTTGCGGATGATTTTGAGATCGCAAAAATGCAAGAGGTAATTGAGAAATCTTGCGATCCTGAAACTATTAACAAAGAAAAAGAAGAAAAGGAGAATGAAATGGCATTTGATATTTCAAATATGACAGAGGAAGAAAAGAAAGAAGCATTAAAAGCATTACAGGATGATGCAAATGCAAAAAAAGAGGATACTGCAAAAAGAGCTGATATTGATGGACAGGTTCAGGAAGCAGTGAATAAAGCAATGGAAGGTGTTACAAAGGACTTCACTTCTATGATGAAGAAGATCATGGAACCAATCCAGAAGAGAGCAGAGGAAGCAGAACAGAAGTCCTTAGAAGAAGTTGCTAAGAAGTATGAACTCTTAGGAACAAAAGCAGAGGAATTAGTGCCAGTTCTGAAATCCATGAAAGCAACATCCGATGAAGCGTATAACAACTTCATTGCATCCATGGATAACAACCTTGCGGTAATTCAGAAATCAGGTCTGTTTGAGGAAATCGGTAAATCTGGTGGAGCTCACACAGGAAATGACGATACAGAAGGTGTTGCAAAGATGAACGCAAAGGTAGCAGAGATCAAAAAGTCTATGCCAAACCTTACTGATGCACAGGCACAGGATATCGTTATGCAGAATGATCCTGAATTAAGAGCAATGTTCGATAAATAAGAAAGGAGGTACAGAGAAGATGGCAAACAGAACATATGAATACAATCCAACTGGTGGAAGTCCAGTGATCAATGTTACAGCTGGAGCAGAACTCAAAACAGCCGTAGCGGTTTTATTAACAAAAGATGGAGCAAAAATTCCTGAAGCCGGAAAGGAAGCAACAGGAATTGTGCTTCTTGGAGATGAAACAGTAGCCAAAGGCGATGATATTACTGTTCAGATCAGAAATCAGGGCATGTGGGCAGCTGGTGCAAAGATTGAGGCTGGAGATTTCCTTGCTGTTGATGCAGAGGGATTATGCCAGAAGGCAACAACAGGGCAGTACATCTTAGCTATGGCACTGACACCAGCGACAGCAAAAGGAGACATCGTAAACGTTGCGATCATCCATGCTGGATATGAAGCGTAAATAAAGGAGGAATGAAATAAATGAACACAGGACATAACAACGCAGCAGCAATCGCAGTTGATATTGCGAAAGGCTGGAGACCAAACTATTACTTAACCAATATGGCAATGAGCTATTTTCAGGCACCTGGAATGAATGTTGCTCCAAGCATCTTTCCAATTCTTCCAGTACATGCAAGCACTGGAAGCTACTATATCTTCAACAAAGAAGAGATCGCGAAAGACCAGGTAAAGAGAAAGCCTAAGTTCGGAGCAGTACAGCCGGCTGTATTCTCTCATTCAGATGATACTTACAAATGCGAGGTAGATCAGATCATCGTCGGAGTAGATAACATCACAGCTCTGGATTACCAGAGAACTGGAGCACCAGCAACGATTGATCCGAGACGTGCAAAGGTAAAACAGGTTTCAGAACAGATGAATCTGCACCTTGATATGGTCTTTGCAAACAAGTTTTTCAATGCTGATGCCTGGGCAAATGTTAAGACAGGAGAAGCAACAGCTTCAACATCTAAACAGTTTGTGCATTTTGATGATGCAAACGCGGACATCGTAGGTCAGTTTGATGAGATGAAGAAAGAAATCCTTTTAAACGGACGTAGAATGCCTAACAAATTATGCTTAGGATACAGATCGTATAAGGCAATCAAAAATCATCCGCAGTTCTTAGAAAGAGTTACAGGTTCAGGGTCAACACCGAATCCAGCACTTGTTAACGAACAGGTAATTGCAGCGGTACTTGGTCTGGAAGAAGTAAAAGTTCTGTATGCAACTTATAATGCAGCAGAAATCGGTCAGAAAGCCGATATGAAATTTGTCTTCGACGATAACAGTGCATTATTAACTTATGCACCGAAAGAAGTAGATCTTGAAGAACCATCTGCCGGATATATTTATACATGGGATATGCTAGGAAACGGTCAATGGATGGCTACATCACAGTATGATGGACCAGGAGGATCACATTCAGAGTTCATCGAAGGACTTATGGCAACAGACATGAAAAAGACTTCCGATGACCTTGCAACGTTCTTAAGTGGTTGCGTATCTGAGTAGGAGGTGCTTTATATGAATTATGTTGCACTTAAGCCAGTTAATTTTGGCGGAAAGCAGTATAAGATCGGAGAGATTATTCCAGAGGGTGTCGTAGATGAACGACGCTCTCTCTTTTTAAAGAAGTCTGGACACATTGCAGAAGTAGCGAGCGTAAATGGAGCGTATGCAGAGGATTTGAATGTTAACCCTAACACTTTATCAATTCCTTTATTACAATCAAAGCACGAGCTTGCAGTGAACGCACAGCAGTTATTACAGTTCTTTGCCACAATTCAGAAAACAATTGAAGAGGCAAAAATTGAGATTGCGACCATGACAGAGGAAGATACACCGGTCTTACAGCTGTTACATGAGATTGATTCCAGAAAAGGAATTAAGGCAGCAGTTGAAACAAGACTTGCTGATCTTTCCGTTGATACTGATATTAATCAGGAATCAGAAGCAGTAGAAGAAACCGAAGAACCAGCAGAACAGCCGGAAGGTGGCGAGGAGAATGACGTATAACTATTTTCCAGATGAGATCAATACAAATGATGTTATGAAGATGCGGTTCGAATTGGCGGATACTGATGTATCAAAGGATGAAATGTCAGCTGCACTTTCCGATGAAGAGATCACAGCTGTATTAGAGCAGTATCCAGACAATTTTAAGATGGCAAAACTGAAATTGCTAGAACATATGATGTTCAAATACGGACAGGACGTAGACAACAGTGTTGGCCCTGTCTCTTTTAATTTTGGTAATCGAATGAATTTCTGGAAACAGCTTTATGATGATCTGAAAAAAGAAATTGCATCTTCCAGTGTTGGAATCAAGCCGTATGAGAATGAAAAACGAGAGTATTTTTACGTTGGAATGATGAATCATCCTGGAGGTGGACGCTTTTGAAAATGACATCAATCGGTAGACCATATCAATATATGCAGTCTTTCCGTGTTTACTGGCAGGATACAGAAGTCATGGACGATGGCATGGTTGTAAAGGGCGATGAAAAAGAAGCCCCTGATGCGATCATAGACGGTATACTAGCCGAAGCAGATATGAAGACAATGGAAATCTGGAAACAAAACCAGACTCCGATCAGTCATACGATTGTGTCTTACCATCCAGTGGTTAAGCTAAGTAAGAACGATGTGTTACTGCTTGGCGATGATCCGTGCCATGATCGTACGTTTATCGTGAAGGGTACAAAAGATCCAGCTGGAACAGGGCAGTTTTCCATCTATTATGTATTAGAAAGAAGTGATACATATGGGCGTAGAAGCTGAATTTCAAGCATGTGCAAAGAATCTTGATGAAAGTATCAAAAGAGAGATGATGCGAAAGGGTGCAATGGCAACAAACACCCTTAGAAATATTGAGATCGAAGTATTGTCGAAAGGCGGTTCTGGAAAGAAATACAAACGGCTTCCGAATAGATCATCCGCACCGGGAGAAACACCAGCACCACAGTCTGGAAAGTTACGTCAGGACTGGGATGATCAAACTCTGATTGAAGGAGATCAAGTTACAAGCCGGATAAAAAGTAATTCAAAACACGCTGAATGGCTGGAAGGTGGCACAAAAAAGATGGCAAAACGACCATTTATTGATCCAATTAAGAAGAAAGCAGAGCCGGAGATTGTAAAGATCTTCGGTTCAGATTTTGAGGTAACTCTATGAAAGAAATAATTTACAAGTATTTAAAAAGCCTGAATATTAACGGATTGGCTGCGTTCAAAAATGGACCAGCAATATTTTTGGATCAGGCACCTGATGATTCTGATTCAAGGTGGGATGGTTCGCAGTATGGGCGTATCATCTATGGGCTGAATCTGAAAGATGATTCAGAGCGTAAGGTTTCTGGAACGATGGAGATTGCAATAGCGTATCTGTTTAATAATCAAGGATATAAGAACTTGCTTGAAGCGAAGAAGATCCTGAAAAAAGCGTTTGAAGGAGTTTTCTTGACCGATGAAGATACAACGATTTCTCTTGTATGGAGAAAGTCAGAATCATTTCAGGAAGCAATCGAAGGGCAAATGGATGTAGAAGTATGTGGATCAGTGTTGACATTCGATGCATATGCTTTTCCAAAACATTCATACCTTCCGCTGGATGCAGTCGGTTCTTTGGCAAAGCACATTGATGAGAACTGGAATGTGACAGTGATCAATAACACGGAACTTGACGAAATCTGGAAGCCGGATGATGAAGAAGTGGTTGTTTATACTAGACTGGATTCTATGCAGCCAGGAACGTTCCCATCGACATATGCTTGTACATGGTTTACAAACAACATTAAGGTACATGTGATCTCCGGATCGGATGTAAATGCTGATCAGTTTGTTATGAACTTGCTGCAAGATTTACAGGAAAGAGAGCGGTTCGTTATGAATGATGGATCGCCGTTTTTTGTAAATCAGCTGGCATACAGCACGAAACTTGATCCATTAAAAGATGGACAGGTAACGGTAAGAGGTCAGTACGGAAAGCTACGAGATGTTGAAACAGTCAATGAATTAAAGACAATTACGATAAGTTAGGAGGAAACAATGGCAGAAAAGAAAGACGAAACAAAAACAGTGCCAGAAGTTACTTATACTGTGGATGAATATGCAGAAAATCCACAGGTGTTAGGAGTATCACAAGATATTATCCGAACAGCATTTGCAAGGGCAGGTGTTAAAGAAGCAACGCAGAGCACAGCAAAGAAACTTGTAGATACATTTAAGAAGAAGGAGGTATAAGAACTTGTCCGGATTATTTTTAAAAGGCGAGAAAAAGGAAAGAGCTGGAGTTTATCGCAGACATGAGCAGATCACAAATAATGGTGTAGCATCCGCAATGAACGGAGTTTTCTGTATTCCGGTTCATGCAGATTTTGGTCCAGTTGGAGAGATTCAGAAGATCACATCAAAGAGTGATCTTCTTTCACTTTATATGGAGAGTGGAACGATCGATGCAGCGGTAAAACTGTTTGATGCAGGTGCTAACACGGTATATCTTTACCGTCTTGGAACTGGTGGTAAAGAAGGAAGCCTGTCCTTACAGACAACCACAGCCACAAATGCAGTTACATTAAAGACAAAATATCCAACCGCTTTGAAATTCTCCGTAACTGTAAAACAGAAATTAGGAGATGAAACGACAAAAGAGTGTTCCGTTTACAATGGGGCAACACTTGTTGAGAAAGTAAGCTTTATCGCTGGTGCGGATGTAAATGAGGCTGCAAATCTGGTGGAAGCAATGAAAGACAGCAAGTATTTATCCGCAGAACTTGTTTCTGGAGCATCCGGGATCATGCAGACGGTTGCACAGCAGGCTTTGGCTGGTGGATCAGCACCGGCAGTCACAACAGAAGATTACAGCAATGCGTTTAATGCATTCGAAACTTATGCTTGGAATGTACTGGTGCTTGATACAGTCGAAGAAGATGTTAAAGCATTAGCGAAGACATACATGGAAAGAATCCATTCAAACGGTGCATTGGGTGTTTGCGTACTTGGAGAAGCGGCAGGAAAGTCACTTGCTACAAGAAAAACGAATGCAAAATCCTATAATGCACCATATTTTATTTACTGCGGTAGCGGATATTATAATACTGCCGGAGATAGGGTGGAAGGATACCTTGCTGCAGCAGTTCAGGCAGGTGTGATTGGATGCAAAGATTCAAGTACATCAATTGTACATACAGAGATTCCAGATGCGGAGTCATGCATTGAACAGCTGACGAATGAACAATATGTCGATGCGATCAAATCTGGATTGCTTCTTTTGTCAGAAGGACAGGAAGGACAGGTCTGGTTTGATTCAGGAGTGAACACATATACAGTTCTGGATGAGGACGATGACGAAGGATGGAAGAAGATCAAACGTACAGCTGTCCGTTATGAAGCTTTTGACCGTATCAATCGTACATTAGAACCATTGATCGGTAAGATCAGCAACAATGCAGCAGGCGTTGATAATGTAATTCAGGAAGCTAAAAAAGTACTGGCTGAAATGAACAGAGAAGGAAAGATCTTAGATACTTACGAATTTTATGAGGATACAGAAAATCCACATGCAGCGGATTATGCATACTTTATTATCCGCATTGATGACGTTGACAGCATGGAAAAGATCTACTTAACATATCAGTTCCAGTATATCGCACAGTAGGAGGTGTTATATAGATGAGTGGAAAAGGTTTTGATACTAGAAAACTTATGACAGGAAAAGACGGAAAGCTTTTTATCACACTTGATGGAGTTTCCATCTGGTTTGCATCCGTGGAAGAGTTCGCAGTCGGAATGAATTTTTCAAACGTAGATTTCCATCCGGCAGGAGATGTACAGACATATGGAGTTCCAGACAGTGTTAAATTTACAGCATCGTTCACTGAAGCTGTAGTAAGAGATGATTTAACAATCGTACCAATGCTGAATGCGATAAAAAATGGGAAAATTCCTACATTCAGCTTACGGGGTGGTGCTACAGAACCACTTGCTGGTGGCGAAAGCATGTTTCTGTTAGATGAATGTGTTCCTGACGGAGATACAAACATTCTGGAAGTAAAACCGGGAGAAATCATAAAGAGACAGTGCCAGTTTATTGTTAACAGTGTACCAGATTGTATTAAATCATTGGCAGCATAAAGAAAGGATAAGAAAATGGCAGAGAAGAAAACAAATATCAATGTAACAGAAGAAAATGAAATGGACCTTATCACTGGTCTGTTAAAGGCAGCAGAGTATAAGACAGAGGTAAGCCAGACATTAAATATTCAAAGAAACGGACAGAAATTGTTTAAATTCGATATTCGTCCATTATCTTTTGATGAAATCACTGATTGCAGAAAGAGAGCAACAACTTATATGCCGAATCCGGGTGGAGCATCACTTCCATTAATTGAGAAAAGCGTAAGCAATGCAGATTACATGGCATGGCAGATTTACATTGCAACAGTTCCGGAAAGTGATGGAACAAAATTCTGGGATAATCCAGCATTAAAAGAAGGACTGAACAAAGCTGGTCACATGGTTATGACACAGGCAGAGATCATTAAGGAAATTCTTACAGCTGGAGAACTTGAAGCAGTCAGCGACAAGATTGAAGAGTTATCCGGCAGTGGTACAAATGTCATTGATTATGCAAAAAACTAATTAAGTCCAGTCCGTTAGCTTCTCTGCTTGCAGAAAATTATCTACGGACTGGAATGTTGCCATCAAAAGCCCTTGATCTCCCAGAAGGAGAAAGGGCTTTTATTTTTGCAGCACTTATAACAGCTATGGAAGGAGGCGATGCATAAGTGGCAGATAAAGAAATCGTAATTGACGTTGTATCGAAGTATACAGACCATGCATCGCAAGGACTGAACCAGACCGGAAAAGATGCTGAAAAGGTTAGAAAAGAACTTGATGATCTAGGAAAGAAAAAGCCAAGGATTCATGTAGATGTAGACGATAAGGCAAATCCGAAGCTTGACAGAACACGAAAAGAAAGCGAAAGACTGGGCAAGGAAAGACCGAAAATCCAAGTGGGAGCAGACGATAAAGCAACTCCAAAAATTCGTAGAATTACATCGGCTGGGTTGAAGTTTGGAAAAATGTCTTTTACCGCAGCAGTTAAGATTAAAGACTTTGCAACAACCAAATTAAGTGATCTTAAAGCCAAGGTATTTAATGTCAAAAATGCCGTTGCTGGAGCATTTGCAGCGGTAGGGATTGGACAAACAATCAAAACGTCCATTGATCTGGAAGTGCAGCAGCAGAACTTGGAATCATCGTTCGAGGTATTACTTGGAAGTAAGAAGAAAGCCCAGAAGCGAATAGATGATCTGACGACGTTTGCTGGTAGTACCCCATTTACGAGGGATGAAATTTATCAGGCTTCTCGTACCTTACAGGTATTTACTGGAAATGCATTGTCAACTGGAAAAGGCTTAAAGATGGTTGGAGACGTAGCAGTCGGTACGAACTCCGAGTTTTCCGATGTAGCCTTATGGGTTGGACGTATGTATGACGGAATGAAGAACCACCAGACAATTGGAGAAGCTACCGCCGCATTACAGGAAATGGGTGCTATTTCTGGACAGGACAGAACAAAACTGGAAGCACTTGCAGCATCGAACAAGAAAATCAGCCAGACATGGCCGCAGGCTATGAAAGCTTTTCAGAAGTATGACGGATTGATGGAAAAGCAGAGCGATAACCTTGGAAACCTGATGCTAGGTGTCAAGTCATTTGTTACAAATAACGTATTTAAGAAGCTTGGAAAAGGTCTTGGAGATGGCATTTCTCCCGGACTTCGTAAGTTCCGTCAGTGGAGATCGGAGAACAAAGAACTGATTGCAGAAATGGGATCAGGGATTGAAAAGTTTTCGGCAGAGATTTCTGGGAAAGCCGTTGATGCAGTATCAAATTTAGCAGAAAAAGCCAATAAATTATTCCAAAGTGACAAGTTTAAAAATGCTTCAATCAGCGGAAAGATTAACATTGCATGGCAAGAGATGATCGGCGATCCATTTTCACAGTGGTGGGATTCCAGCGGAAGACCAGCGATCGTTAAGAAGATATCTGGTATAGGCAAGGATATCGTTAAAGCCGGAGGGAACTGGTTTAAAGAATCTATTAAGGATTTATTACCCGGTGGAGATAAAGCCGGAATAGAGGACTATCTTGCCGGTGCGTTGGCACTTAAGATAGGCTCAGGACTATTTAAAAAGGGAATGACTTTGACAGACCTGATCACTGGTGGTTCAGGTGGTTCTGGAAATCCTCTTGGAAGTTCTATTGGACTTATGAATGTATCAGCATCCGTTGTAAATGTGAACGGTGGGCTTGGCACTGGAAACGGTGGAAGTCCTGTCACACCAACTGGCAGTGGAACTACACCGAAGACAACACAGCCGACAGGACCAACAAGGACACCGGGTGGCTTATTTGGCTTGGGTGGATCTGGTGTTACATTGAAAAATGGAGAAACAGTTGCGGCTACTGGATGGAAAGCTTTTCTTGGAAATCTCGGAGTAAAACTTGGATCAGGAGCAGCAACAGCCGGCGGAGCAGCAACCGTTGGTGGGGCTTCATTGTTAGGTGGAGCTTTAGGAATTGCTGGTATTGGAAGTGCAGCAGGTAACTTTATCAACGCTGCGACATCAAAGAATAAAGCTACTAAGAAAAAAGAAAACTACAGAGGTGGTACGAAGCTTGGCATGGTCGGTGGTGGAGCAGCCGCCGGAGCTTTGGTTGGTTCAGCTGTTCCGATTGTTGGTACACTTGCCGGTGGATTGATTGGTGCCGGTGTTGGTGGATTTGCAGCACTGACAAAAGGTAACAAAGCAGGCGATCATATCCGAAAGAACATGGATAAGATCAAAAAAGAATCCGAAAAAAGTGCGAAATCTTGGAATGTAACATCGAAACAGGTAAAAGAAATTCAAAAGGGTCAAGAAAAGTACCTTGGAGATAATTACCTTAAAAATCGTAAGGAAGCACTAAAGGATAACAATTCATTAACTGCAAAATCGCAGAAATATTATTCTTACAATAAAGATTCCATACGAAAGATCCGTGAGAAATATGAGCCAGAATCCGAAAAGAAAAAAGATTGGTTAAGAAAATCAGTACAGAGTACATATAAAAAGCAAAACAAAGAACTGAAACTTGACTCAAAAATGAGCGGAACAATGGCACATACTGTTGGAGGTAAGAAAAATAAGAATCTGAATGTTGGACCAGACAAAGAGTATAATCAGCTGACTAATTCTGTTCAGAAAGCTTATGAGGAGAATAAGAAGAATACAAAGCAGACAAACGCTGGTTCTAAGAGTACGAAAGCCTTTTCTGGAGCAACAAGTTCTGCCGGTGGAAAAGTCAGTGGCTTAGGTGGAATGTCTGCAACAGCTGGTGGAAAATTAGGAACTATGGGATCAATGTCGCTTGCAGCTGGTGGTAATTTACAAAGTGCTGGAAGTTCCGCATTATCCCTTGCGAGTGCCTTAGCATCTGCCGCATCAACGATTGCATCCGCAGCAAGCACAACCGCCGCACAAGCAAATGCAATCAACAGTATTACGAGTGGAAGTTATCTGAATAACAGCGGTTCAAAATCTGGTAAAAAGACGTCTGGAAAGAAGACAACGACAAAACCAAAAGTACAGACAGCCTTACCGAAAAATGGAAAGTTCTTTCATAATGCGAAAGGTAGTCTGGTCAGAGGTCATATCGTTTCTGAATTAGGAGAAGAAGGAAACGAAATGGTAATTCCACTTTCTAGGCATAGAAGCCGTGCATTATCTCTCTGGAATCAAGCAGGACAGATTTTAGGCGTGACAAAGCATGCCAAAGGTGGACTTGTTGGGGGAACATCTGGATCAGGAAAAGCTTCGTCTGGTAGCAGTCAGCCAGTTATCAACGTTGGTGGTATTACGATCAGCGTTAATGCATCTGGAAATGACGGCATAGTTGATGCGATTAAAACCTCTAAAGGAGAGATCGCAGATGCTATTATGCAGGCAATCGCAGATGCAATCGGATCAACGACAACCAACAGAACAGCGGAGGTAATGTGATGGATATATATATTACTGGAAAAAATTCAAAAGGGAATGATCAGAAGATACAAATTCCGATCATTCCCGAAGAAATTGAATCATCAATCGAAGGGAAGTTTGCAGAGTATGATATCTATAAATTAGGTCAGGTCAGTATTCCAAACGGAAAAAATCTTTCGGAGTTAAGCTGGGAATGTTTTTTCCCCGGAGAAGCAAGAAAAGGCATGAAATTTGTTCGTGAGTGGACTGATCCGGAAACCTTGGATGCACTGATGAAATACTGGGCTAAATATGGGAAAGTGGTAAATATCTGCATTACAGGAACTAAGATCAATGTAGATATGCTTGTATCTGAATATGATTCAACAATCAAAAGCTTGAATGATTATTATTACACTGTAAGATTCGTTGATTATGAAAAAATAAGTGTTTCCTCAGCATCAACGAAAAGAAGTACGAAAACCACAAAGAAAAAGGTTACAGTCAAGAAAGGGCAGACCTTACGGAAACTTGCTAAAAAATATCTTGGATCCAGTAAAAAATACAAGGTTATTTATAACGCAAATAAGAAAATGATTGATGCAAGGAACAAAAAAGAACGCAAGAAACATCCAAAGAAAAAGATCAGCAAGTACACGATCTATAAAGGACAGGTGCTTGTGATCCCTGTTCCAAGCAGTAAATTGGTTTCTAATTCCAAAGTTGAGGAATTAAAGAAAGCAATGAATAAAGATGGCTACTCGAAGCTGAAAGTAGATAAAAAACTGACATCTTCGATGAAATCAGCCATGAAAAAAATCACAATTCGAACCGGAAGAAAAGGACAGGTCGTAAAATTTGTCCAGAAAATGGTGGGAGTCAAACAGGATGGTGCTTGCGGATCTAAGACAGTAACAGCGATTAAAACTTACCAACGTAAGCACAAATTAACAGTAACTGGTGTTGCTGATTATAAAACACTGTTAAAAATGATAGGAGGATAGGAAGATATGCCAAGTTTAGGAAATCCGCGGTATAAAGCAGTTGTAAAGACGGCTTCGGGGCAAGAATACGATCTATACAAATCGAAAGTTATACAGGACCTGACAATGTCTGATGATCCTGATTCGCTGGCAAAAGAGGTCAGCTTAACAGTAATGAACGCTGCGAAAAATGGTGTAACACTTGCGACATTGATTCAACCATCAGACCGATTATACATATATGCGAATGTTGGCCATGGAGATTTTGAAGTGTTTCGAGGTGTGATCTGGGATAGAGACAGGGTTACCGATACAGAAAAAAAAGTAACATTTACAGCCTATGATTACTTGATCTATATGATGAAATCTCAAGATTATTTTTATTACAAAAAGGGGCTAAGCACAAAAGAGATTGTAAAAAGAATCTGTACGGCATGGAAGTTGAAACTGAAATACAGTTACGGATCAATCAAAAATAAAAGGATCAAACCAGTACAGAAGAATATTGGAGATATGATCGTATATGTGCTGAACAAGGCGAAAAGCAAACTTTCCAGCCGATATATTTTTACGATTGAAGGAACTACAGTGATTGTCAAGTATGCCAATACTAATACAACGATTTATAAGATTGAGGAAGGAAAGAATGTAATATCCATAGAGGTTAAAGTAACAATGGATGATATCGTTACAAAGATAAAGATCTACGGAGAAGCAAAGAAAAAGTCAATTCCTAAACTTGCATCAATGTCTAAGAATACATCGAAGTTTGGAACGATCCAAGAAATTATGGACAAAGACAAGAAAGAGAAACTTTCGAAAATAAAGAAACAAGCACAAAAGAAATTGAAGAGCAGTGCAAAGGTTAAGTATGAATACATAGTAACGGCGATTAGCAATCCGAAGATCAAACGTGGAGACACCGTTTATGTTGGATGTGGTACCGCTGGACTGAAAGGAAATAAAACAGTAAAAAGTATTACGCATGATTGTGTTGCTGGTACGATGGACGTTGTTTTTTACTAAAGGAGAGTTTTATGCAGAGAAATGGAAGAAAAAATTTTATCCGGGCAATCGAACAGATTTCTAAAGGAAACCAAAGTGCAGCGGATGTTGTTGCAGAACTTGGAACTATGAAAGACGGAGGGATTCTTCCTGACTCTTATCCAGAAAGTGCAGAACCTGATGACGATTTTTTGATGTTATCTGATGCAAAAGTAAGTGATGGCGATCGAGTATTACTGATCTGGACAGATGCAGAGGAAATCGTTGTGATCGGTAAAGTGGAAGGAGATGAAGAAGATGCCGGATAATCTTTTCCCAGAGGAATATGAAAATGAAGAAGAATATTTTGAAGATGAAGAGAATGAAGGAACTGAGGAAGAAAATACAGAAGAAGAGGAAGATGCAGGTTATAAACCCAGCATCTTTTTTGATTTTGATACTGGAGACTTTGTTACGCTTCACGATGGAAAATTAAAAGAGGCATCCGGGTTCGAGGCGTGGGTGCAATGGTGTTACAAAACGATCATGACACAAAGATACGCTCATGAAGGATATTCCACCGACATTGGGATTGACTATGAAAGTGCCTTGCAAGCGGATAGCCGTGAAGAGGCAGAAAGCATTTTACAAAGAGAAATCGAAGAAGCATTGATGGCTGATCCGTCCGAAAGAACTTTGTACGTTGGGAATATTATGTTTCAATGGGAAGCAGAACATTGTCTTGTAACAGTACAGGTGCAGGGTATTGATGGAGATATAGAAATACAGACACAATTTGAAAGTGAGGTGGTCTAAAAATGGCATTGGAAGCAGAAGAACTAGAATTGCCAGATTTCTTGAATAATTCGAGTGAAGAGGAAATCCATGAAAAGATGCTTAGCAATCTTCCAGAAGATATTGATAAATCCGAAGGCGGTTTTCCTTGGGATTTTACACGTCCGACAGCGATTGAGATAGCAGAGCTAAAAGAATATGTGCTTGTGGAAGTATTGAAAAGTCTTTCGCCGGTAACCTGTGAAGAATCTTACCTATTGGATTACCACGCTGATGGAAGAGGTCTTGTACGAAGAGAATCGGTAAATGCAACAGGATATGTGACTGTTACAGCAAAAGCCGGTCTTGTTATTCCTTTAGGATATGGTTTTTCTACAGAAGCAGATGACGAAGGAAATACGATAGATTTTGTAACAACAGAGGAAGTTACGGTCGATTCTCTTGGAAATGCAAAGATTCCAATTGAGGCAGCAGAAGGAGGATCTGCAAGCAATGTTGGAGTAAATACGATCGTATTACATACTGGAGATGAGACAGGAGAACTGCTCGATGAAATAATCTCTGTTACAAATGAGGAAGCTGTTACAGGCGGTTTGGATGAAGAGGACGATGATACTTTAAGAGAACGAATTGTTGAGTATGATCGAAGCCATGACATTTCCTATGTTGGGAATGTGGCAGACTATAAACGATGGGCATTGTCAGTTCCCGGTGTTGGTGCAGTTACTGTGATACCAGCAAAAGATGACTCTGGAATAATCAAGATCATCTTAATGGATCAGAACGGAGTACCAGCATCGAAGCAGATTCAAGATGCTGTATATAATTATATCATGCGTCCAGACAGTGAAGCAGATCGTTTAGCACCGCCAAATGCAGTTTTAGAGATAAGTGCTCCGGAGACAGTAATAGTTAATATATCAGCTGTTGTTTATTTGAGAGAAGCAGAAATTGGCAATGTGCAGAATGATTTTAAAACCGCATTTCAGACATATTTGCTAAATGTTTCATCAAATGATAGTGCGGTTAGAATATCAGCGATCAACAGTATCCTTGGGGCTGTATCAGGTGTCTATGATTATGACAGTGTACAAATCAATGGAGCGTCAAAAAATGTAGATCTTGAATCTGGTCAAATGCCAGTTCTTGGAACAGTGAAAATAACGGAGGGATAATACTATGTGGTATAAAACAGACCTTATGGAGCAAATCCTGACGAGTAAAAGTGCAAAACAAATGATTGACTATGTATCGCCGGTTTATGGAAAATCAAGAATCGGACTTTGGCTGTTCCAAGTAATCGGATTGGAGTTAGACGATGTAAAAACAATATGTGAAGACATAATCGACCAGATATTTGTGAATCGTGCTACGTGGGGGCTTTCTATATGGGAAAAAGAATATGGAATAACACCACTTCCGGATCAGACGATAGAGCAGAGGAGAGCACAGATTTCGCAAATGAGGGTAAAAAAGCCTTTAAACCCTACAAGGTTTGAAAAGATCATAGAAGCTTTGAGTGGCGTAGAAACAAAGTTCATAGAAAATACAGCAAAAAATACATTTCAGGTCAATCTTTATGGCGTAGTAAATAATTATGATGAAGTAGTAAGAAGAATTGATAAATTGAAGCCAGCACATTTATTGTGTGATATCCGTATCTCAGATGTTATGGAATCAGAAACGGCATTGAATTATGCGATTGTTTCAGGATCTTGTGAATATTCTTCTTCGATCGTTAGTGAGGTATAAAATCGTGTGGGAAAATACAGTAATTACAAAAGCAGGTATTGAATTATTAAAGAATGCCTTAAGCGGAGGAACAATAACAGTAACAGCGATCAAGTCTGGTGCTGGTAAAGTTGACGTTAGTGCTTTGAAAAGTCAGACGGCGGTATCATCAATTAAGCAGTCTGGAACAGTACAGGGCGTGACAAAAACAAACGAAACAATCAAGATAGGAGTATTGTTTTCAAACGCTGGTTTATCTGCCGGATACAGCATGACACAGCTTGGAATTTATGCAAAAGGATCAACCGGAAGTGAAGTGTTGTTTGCGATTTCTCAAAGTACAACAGGGAAAGAAGTTCCGGCAGAATCGGCTATGCCGTCATGGTCGTTAGTACATAATTTTTACATCAAGCTTAATAATGATGTAAAAATGACAGCAACGGTTGATCCAGAAGGGTACGTTACATTTGAAACTATGCAGACAGCGTTAAATACGCATACAGGAAACAAGAGCAACCCTCATAGTGTTACTAAGTCGCAAGTAGGCTTAGGGAACGTTCCGAACGTAGCGACAAATGATCAGACACCGACATATTCAGATACAACAACTCTTGTGACTTTATCAAGTGGCGAGAAAATATCTATTGCATTTGCAAAGATTAAACTTGCAATTACAACTCTGATTAATCATCTTGCGAATAAAAGTAATCCTCACGGAGTTACCAAAAGCCAAGTTGGATTAGGCAATGTGGAGAATAAAAGCAGTGCTACAATCCGTGGAGAATTAACCAAAGGTAATGTAACGACAGCCCTTGGATTTACGCCAGCAAATCAGACTGACATGACGAATGCACAGGATGCTATTACGCAGCTAAATTCTGA